TCAGCGAATGCGATTCAAGACAAGCATCAGGTGATCGTCGATAACTTCACCGACCAGCGTTGCGTCGGAGCCGGGGAAACCGATCAGCGGTCGGGCCGGGATACCTGGATGCACCACGCGCTTTCTAACCAGGCCGCCGAAGGCCAAAGCCTTTGCCGTCTTCGGCAGAATTGTGTAAGGCGATCCCTTCGGGCCGTAGGAGCCGGTGCCGAAGTGATGCCAGAGCGCTTTCTGATCGCTGAAGCCGAGAGTGAGCGTGTCGCCGTTCACCTGGTAATTGAAACTCCCCAGCATGTCACCATTGCCATAGAGAATGCGGCGGCCTTTAACCTTCTGTGCCGAGGCCAGGCTCATCTGGCCGTTCTTGCGGAATTTGTCACCCTGGGACTTCCATACCGCCGTGCCGATGGTCATCGGAGACAGCGGCTTCCATTTGGTGCCATCAGGGGCAACGCCCTTGGCGTGGCGTTCCTCATTGACGATCTTGAGCGTTTCCCCGATGCTGCCGAGCATTTGAGCCGGCGTGGCAATCTCCCTGCGGATCACTTCAAGTGCCCTGGTCAAATGATCTGCTTGTAAATCGAAAGATATTTGCATATCCTATGTCCTGTGTTCGGTCAGACTGCGTTTCGGCGCTACTGCACAGTATCCGAGGCACTCAAACGCGGCCCAAGTGGTCGCGTTTTTCATTTCTTGAATACCAGCCTGCCGTTACGCTGCTTGTCGAAATAAGCCTCACGCGCTTTTTCCGTCTTCTGCGAGCTCATGAAGGTGGTCGCGCCGGTCCAGCCTGTTTTTCCCCACTCGAAGACGCCAACACCATACTCATCGGAGCCTTCCAGCTCGAACGCCCGCAGATAGCGACGCTTGAGCCGCCAGCGGCCAGCGTCGCCGCCATCTTTTACCCATGTCCACCAAATTTCATCCGGTTCAATCAAGGTCATGGCCAGCATATTGATGTACTCGAGGCGTGATGCCTTGTCGGGCTTGCTCAACCATTTGAATTCACCCGCGCCGTCCTGAAAAAGCGCCTTGGTGACCGCCAGCGAACTCCCGGCGCTGTCCGTAAAGACCGCGCCTTGTTCCATGCTGGCTCCGAACACGTCGAGAAAATCAGACACGGCGACTTCCGGCGCTGTACCGGCTGGTAGCAACACGCTTTTCGGCACCATCGTCGGCGTAGGCAGTGACGGCGGCTTGAACCCTGTCGGCCAGGCCGCGCCGCGCTCTTTTAGAACCGCGTCGTATCCCTGAAGCGGTGGAACGGTCTGCGGTTCGAGCCAGGCTTTACCTGGGTTGTACGCAAAGCCTGGATCAATGCCAACCGGCGTGCGGACAAGGCGCGGTGCGCTGCCATTTTTGCCAACAACGCGCTCTTCCCATTCGATAGGCGGCGCTTCATCGGGGCCGCTCTTGCCTGCACCTTCCCAGGCGCGGGCCGCTTCCGTGCGAGACAGCGAATCGACTTTGCACTTGCAGCCCCAGCCGTTTTGCGGCATGTGGCTATCAAACCAAGGATCATCGGCAGGCAAGATCAGGCCATCCCACGAAAGATGTGTCATGCGCGGATGCTCGGTGCTGGTATGCCGATATCGCCAGAATGGGCGCAGGTGTTTTACCGCCATCATTTGCTTGTAGCGCCCGGCGCTGTACGCCTGGCTGATATTCGTGTCGTAAATCACTTTGCTGCGCCAGCCCGGCGAGCCGTTATGCGCCCATCCGTGCTTCGCCACAATTTCATCGAACTGCTTGCGGAACGCCGGATAGCCGGTGCCTTCTGTTTGCACCTTCCGAATGGCGTTGTAGAAGTCTTCGACCAGGGCGTCATGGGTTGCCCCGGCCACGACATAGGCGTGGCTATGTTGCTCCTGCCAGATATCCGTCCAACCCGACGATGGGAGTTGGATTTTCTTCTGGAAGAAATCGATGGCTTCGGAGAATGGCAAGCGGTCTGGAGATGTGGCCATGTTCAATGTCCAGTCGATTGCAGTTGACGCATGCGGTCGCGTAGCCCTTCAACTGTCCAGGGGCCGTCCGTGCTTGGAGGATGACATGCATCCAGGCCAGCGCCGTCAATCTCAGCCTTCATATTATCGAGGGCCATTGCAACCTGCGGAAACTCCGCCAGCCAGCGCCGATACTGTTCCCATGTGACGCGTCGACGTTCCAATTCCCGCATTTCTGGACCCGCAATAAGCCACTTCAGGCGGATCAGCACTCCTGATAGATTCGACATAGCAGCTCCTATTGACCGTCGGTTATATCGGCGCGGCCCGCCAACTCGGCGGCGGCCATGCCCAGCGCCATCGTCTCAGCCCATTGCGGATGCACTGCCCGCAATGCTTCAATCTTGGTCAGCGCTTCCTCGAAATCACCTGATTCCGCGACGATGGCCGCGATCTGCTGAATCAGCATTTGCTCCTGTGGTGCGCACAGCGCCGCCAGTTGGGCGGCATATGGGCCGGTCACATCTTGTTCGCCAGTTTTGGACAGCATGGCCAGACGCACCAGGTCCGCCTTGCTGGCCGGCTTGGCGTCCGACTTTCCCGACGCGACAAGAATCTTCGCGTCTTTCTTGGCGCGTGGAATCTGCATCGCCTTGTGCGCCCAATCGATGTCAATTTCCATGCCCATGTCCGCGCTCTTGGTCAGCACGTCGGCCATTTTTCCCTGGTCGACTGTCTCTTCGGTCAGGTAGCAAAATGTCGGCAGGCGATCTTCGGGGAACATCCCATTGATCAATGCAACCGGCCTCACCAACTGGCGATTGATGGTCGGCTCAAGCTGGCGCGTGTCATGCAGCATGATTTCCCGGCGCACCTTGTCATGAATCTGGCCGAGGGCATTAGTGCTGCTCTTGCCGTCCGCCTGGCTGGTCAGCGTGCCGCCCAGGATCGCGATGGATTGCTTGCGCTCCCAATAGTCGACCGCGCTCAGAAAGTCGCTGACGTTGCCGCTCATCGCCTGGACAAAATCGATTTTCATAGTGTCCGGCACCACGCCCGCGCTGTCGTTGCCGATGTTTCTCACGGCGCGCAACAGTTCGTCGCGCTGCTTTGCACTGATCCCGGCAGGATATTTACCCAGGCGCAGCGGCATGCCGTAGGTTTCAAGGAAGCGTTGCATGTCCCGGACGTTGTACGCCTTGTATGCATAGGTCCAGGCCAGCACGCGGAACAACGCGGCTTGTTCGATGTAGCCCGACTTTGCATGATGCTCATGGACGATCCAACCCCACTCGCGCAACGGTTCTGGAATGCCCATTTTCAGATACTGAATCGTGCCGGATTCCCGCTCAATCTGAAGCATGCGTTGGGGAACCCATAGGAACTCTTCGGGAACCCAAGTGCTACCGGTTTTCCATTTGATTTCTTGGGCCGAAACGCCTTTGCCTACGGCATCCGTCAAGTTGAATTGCGCACGCTCGAAACTCGGCGTCTTGCGAAAAATGTCCGCGAGCTCATTGGTGCGGTCGATTTCGGACTGGCTGGCGTCGGTAGGCGGATCGATTTTCCAGCCAAGCCCGGTCACAGCACGTCGACGTTTGGACAGCTCGGCGAAGATATGCGTGTCCTGTTCCTCGATCAGCTCAAACAGCGCCGCCTGATCCGTGATGTAGCCCTGATCTGCAACCGCGAACGCCTGCGCCAGCCTGGACGGATCGAGCGTGGTCACTGAGTTGTAGTTCAGTGTGCCGTCCTGGCCGGCGCGTGGACCTGCTTGCAAAATTTCCAATCCCTTCGTTGCAGCCTTGCTCAACGCCGCCTTGATCTCTTTAATCATCGTCATTCCAATCATCTTCATTGCCGCGTGAGCGGCGGCTTGTATTGCGGAGTGACCGCCTCGAACTGGCGGCTGAGATGTATTCCCACTCAACCGCGAATCTGATTGCCAGCCTCCATAACTTTTCCAGGGCGTCGGGGCCGTCGTCGTGATCGGCTTCCGGCCAGAACTTGAGCTGTTCGATCATTACGCTCTGAGACCTATGCAAGCGAATCTTTCCGTTGTTGACGTGCGGTTGCAGAGAGATAATCCGCAGCTCCTTTTCAACGTCTTCCGGCATTGCCAAGCCAGGGAACGCAATGGCTTCCAGTGCTGCGCGCTTCAAGAGTTCGGTGTACATGAATTCCTGAAACTGCACGGTCTCAACGCCCCATTGAAGGCAGTGATATTCCTTCTGGTACTCAATCGCTCGAGAGATGATCAAATCCGGCACACGGCGGCAGATATCGGCTTCCACCAGGTCAAGCACCATCGTTTCCCGGTTGAGGCCGCCGACCAGAATCGCGGACGGGTCGCGTTTCTTGTTCTTCTTTCCAAGAGACGGATCGATAGCACCGAAGTAGAGCCAGTCGTTGCGATGGTCGACCCAGAATTGCACGGTGCGAAAAGGCGCTGTTTCGTCGTTCCCGGCCTCGTTCTGTTGTTCCTGGTTGAACGCATCGTGGTCGACGGCGCGCATGCACATGAGGCGATACAGTGGGCGGACCTCTGGCCAGGACACTACGGCACCCGCATCCATGTCAGCCTTATTCGCCTCATAGAACGCCAGTGCTTCCGCCTCGGCAGCTTCCTTGGCGTCGTCGTCGTCGCTCGCCGTGGTGTAAATGCCTTCCCACTTTTCCCACAAGTCCATGCGGTCAGGCCAGGTCATAATCGACTTGAACACCCTGCGTCGCCAACCAGGCTTACGCGATACCCGATTGATCGCGGCGTCATAGTGCAAGCTGGTGCCGGGCCAAAAGACATCCATGCCGCCGCCAGGACCGGCCAGGCCAAGAACCGCTTTCAATACAAAGCTTTCGACCTTATCGCGTTGTGCCTTGTCGCGCACGTTTTCATCGTTTTCCAGGTCATCCAAAAAGATCAGGTCCGGGCGATGTGGGCCAAGGTTAAGTAATGTTCGCGAGCCGTACCGACCTCCTGGCGCGTAGCAACGCCCAGCGCCTCGGCCAGTTAGCCGTCCCGGCTGACATGGACATGGTGCCGGACGAGGCATTGCGCCTGGCGATTGATGACGGCGATCTGAGCGGCTACACCCAGGCGGAACAGGACGCGCTGGCCCTGGCGCTGGCGGCTATCGACAACGCCCTGGAAGACGCTACCGCCCTGGTGCTGTCGTATGGCATCCCGGCGACGGTGCAAACCGCCTTGCTGGCCAGGATCACGTCCACCATTGCCCTGTACTACCTGCAAGGGGCGGAACACATTACCGATGACATCCGCAAGGCATACGACGATGCCGTGGACAAGCTCAAGGCCCATGCCAAGGGCATATTGAATCTGCTGCCCATCGACGAGTCGCAGCCTGCGCCCAGCGACGATATGGCCATCATCGAAAGTCGGCCAGGCCGTTACGGCGCGCGCCGTCGCCACGGAGACGATTGTGATTTCTCTTAGTCCGGTTATCGCGCTGCTTGAGCCGAAGCCGAATGGCTTTTCTGAAATCTGGTTTCGTGATGTCAAGGGCGCGGCGGAGTTTGCCCAAGTCCCGCCGACAGCACTACCGCTACCGGCATGTTGGATTGTGCGGGCGTCGGACAAGGTGCAGCACGCGGGCGAGCGTGCCGAAAATGTCACCTTGGCCTTCGACGCTGTTATCGCAATTGAAAACGTCCGCGTGCATAAGAGTCGCGGCGAGACCGACGACAAGCTGTTGAAGTACCGCCGCGCCGTCTATGACCTGTTGCTTGGCTATGAGATCGGCGATGTGCGTCCGATCAAGTTCGCAGGCGGCCAGGTGCTTCAGTACACCGATGGCGATATTTATTGGCGCGACCGCTACGAGTTCGACGCCTTGATTACCAATTATTTACCCGACCCGCCCGGATATGGCGACCTCAACTACACAGGAGAAAGACCATGAGCATTTCGTTTAGTGAAGTGCCTGACGCACTGCGCTACCCCGGCGCATACATCGAGATCGACGGCAGCCAGGCCGGGCTGGGCAGTGGTTTGCCTACCGTGCTCCTGGTTGGCCAGAAGCTGCCAACAGGCACAGCGCCAGCCGGCGAGTTGATCCGCTTGTCGGGTGTCAAGGATGCGCAACTGAAAGCCGGCGAAGGCTCGATGCTGGCACAGATGGCCGCTGCCTACCGCAAGGCCGACCAGACCTTCGACTTGTACATGCTGCCGTACGCAGACAATGCGGCGGGCGTGGCGGCACATGGGACGATCACCGTCAATGCACCGGCAACGGATGCAGGCACGCTGGCGCTGTATATCGCTGGTCGCCCGATCATGGTTGGCATCAACAGCACCCAGGACGAAGCAATGGCCGCGACTGCCATTGCCGCCGCCATCACTGCCGCTGGCATGGATATCCCTGTTATCGCGACGGTCGAGGATGCCGTGGTGACATTGACGGCGCGGCACAAAGGAACGTGCGGCAATGCCATCGATATCCGCCTCAACCTGTTCGGTGAAGAAGTCCCCGCCGACCTGGGATTGAGCATTACCGCCATGACAGGCGGTACGGGCGATCCGATTGCCGGCGATCTGGTGGCGATGACCGGCAAGCTGATTTACAACTACGCCGGCCTGGGCATCAACGACGCAGCGACCCTGGCGGCATGGCATGCCGAAACGCAGCGCCGTCGACGCGTGCCGATGCAAGCGGGCTTCCGTGCCTTCACGGCACATCGCGGCGACTTCGATGCCGCTGCCTCGTTCGGCGAATCGAAGAACTATGAGCACATCGCCGACCTCTCGCTTGAGCTCAATCCACCGACCACCTGGGAAGCAGCCGCAACCCTGGTATCGGTCGCCGCGCCAAGCCTGAATAACAATCCGGTGAAGTCCCTGGAGGGCTTGCAATTGCCAGGGCTGAAAGCGGTGACCTATCACGACTGGACAAACTCCAACAGTCTGCTGTTCAAGGGCATGAGCGTGATGGAAGTCGGCAAGGACGGCTCTTGCTCAATCAAGCGTCTGATTTCGATGTACCTGTATCGGCCTGACGGCGCCACCGATGACGCCTACCTGGACATCAACGCTTCCGAGGTTACCGAACGCATCCGCACCGAACAGCGCAACGCAGCGATTCAACGGTTCCGTGGGACGGTGGCGGCAAAGACCAACGAAGGCTTCCGTCCTGGCTTGCCGATCACGACCGAAGACAGCGTGCGGGCGTTGCTGCTGTCGGTCTACAAGAATGTGCTGATGGCCGAGAAAGGTTGGGTGCAAGCCTACGACTACTACAAGAGCACGTTGCTGGTGGAACAGGATGCGACCAATCCAAGTCGCTTCAACTTCCAGGACGATCCCGTGATCAACTCGCCGTTCTATATCGTGGCCGGCCATTCGCGCTTCCGCAAGGCGGTCCCGCTGTTCTAACCGGCAAGCGGGATCTGATACATCGAATTTACATCTGATTTGAAAGGGTTTTTAACATGGCACAACTGACCAACATCCGCACCGTGTCCGTGCCTTCCATCGGCAAGCTGCCGCTGGCGGACAAGCCAGGCACGTTCACGCCCAGCGGCACCAAGCGCGAGCATAAGGCCGGACGCCTGCCGGAAGACGGCGGTCATACCGAGTCCGGCCAGCCCGCAAAGCTGGAGCTCAATCTGAACCTCACGCCTGGCGTCGATATCACTGCGATCAACGCTATCGTCGACGAGGATGTGACGGTACGCCTGTCCGATGGCAAGGTGCATATGCTGAGTATGGCTTTCGTGTCCGACCCTGTTCCGGTCGGCGATGATGGCGGCTCGAAAATCACCATCATGGCCAACACGTCCGAACCGATCTAAGGAGAACGACATGGCAAATTTGACTCTCAAATACCCTCTGACTTTGGGCAAGACCAGCATCAAAAAGCTGACCTTCCGTGACTACACGGTCGCAGGCGATTATCTTTCGTTCGACGTGCGGGGCGGCGTCGCGCAGCGCATCGCGTTGATCGCCAGCCTGACCGGCACGGACGAAGAGATCGTCAAGCAGTTGCGCGGTCCCGACTACCAAGCGGCGGCGAACATGGCCGACGCGATGATCAACGCCGACGAAGAGCAATCGACCGGGAATACCGCCGATCCAGAGGAATCGGAGGAAGACAAGGCAAAAAAGCAAGGGTCGCCCGCATCCTGACCGCTGTCGGGCTGGTGGCGCATGGTCTGCATCAACCTTTGCCGATCATCGAAGCCATGTCTCTTTCCAAGCTGTTCGTCATGGCCGAGATTGCCGCCGCACTGACAGGGAAGAAATTTAGTTAGCACCTGACCAGATACAGCGGGAAACATTTCCCGTATTCTTTTCGAGGGTTCTCCTCGGTAAGCTCCAGATACCACCCCCGGTACTGGAGCTTTTTTTATGACATCGCCTGTTGATGTAGAAATCCGAGTCAAACTACGTGATAGCGGCACTGCCGCTGGCATCAAGGCGCTGACACAAACCGCACAGCAGGAAGCCACGAAGGTCAGCACGGCGACCGAGCGCGCAGCCCAAAAAGCCGCCGAGGCCACGGAAAAGAGTGCGGCACGCCAACGCTCCAGCTACGAAAAACTTTACGCCGCCCGCGAGACCTTGGGCGTGCGTTCCGAACGTTCCATCCAGCGCGAAATCCAGCAGACAGAAGCCGCTTACAACCGTCTCCGCTCGTCCGGTACGATGTCCTGGCGTGAACAGGCTATGGCGGCGGACAAGATGCGAGAAACCGTCACGAAGCTCACAAACGAGATGGGACGCCTCACCGCCGCGCAGAAAGCGCATGGTGCGCTCAAGTTCGCCGGGGCTGCTGCGGTCGGCATAGGTGCTGCCGCATATACGTTGAAGGGGCCGGCTGAACGAGCGATGAGCTATGACCGTCGCTTGGCCAACATGGCTAACACCGCCTATGCTGAACGAGATGCGTCCGGTCGCATGTCGGGTATGAAGACGTTGGAAGATGCTGTCAATCAGGCGCGGCACTCCGGGGGCGGAACACGTGAACAAGTGGCCGAAGCGCTCGATACGATGATCGCATCCGGTACAGTTTCCGATACTGATGCAATCAAAATGCTGCCCGGCATTATCAAAACCTCGACCGCATCCGGCACAGACGCCAAGGAACTGGCGACCATTGGCATCCGTGCGATGCAGAGCTTCAAGATCAAACCGGAGGATTTGCCCAAGGTACTCAGCGCCGCGATGGCTGCGGGTCAGGCGGGTGGCTTTGAGCTGAAGGATATGGCCAAGTGGTTGCCGCAACAGATGGCAATGGCCGGCAATCTTGGCCTATCTGGGAAAGAGGGTTTCGCGAAGCTGGCCGCCTGGAATCAAGCATCGGTCATCACTGCCGGCACGAAGGATGAAGCCGGTAACAATCTTCGCGATCTGCTCAATGAACTGAACACGCCACACTTCCGAAAATACATGGCGGAACAGTATTTGGCCAACGGCCAGAAGATGAAGAAAGGTGACAAAGAAAAGAATCTGAAGTCAGTCGATGATGTATTCCTCGACTATCAATCCAAGGGCGTCGACAAGGTTTCGGCGACCTTGGACATGATGCAGACAGTTTTTTCCAAAAACAAGTCCTATCAAGCCTTGCAAACAAAACTCAAGGCCACAGACAAAGACGACAAGGAAGGCCAACGCACCATCATCGAAGCGATGGCCTCTCAGGTACAAGGTACTGCTGTCGGTAAGGTGTTTCACAATCAACAGTCGCTGATGGCTTTCCTCGGGCTGATGAACAACTCAACTTACACAGACACTGTGCTAGGGAAGGTCCGGGGGCAATTCGCGTCAAAGTTTGATAGTTCTGATGCGGGTTCCTCGGCCGACATCGCACACCAGGTCATTGCGGCAACTCCTGACTACAAGATGGAACAAGCCAAGGAAGATGCTGCGATGGCGCAGAAGTCGGCTATCGACGGGCTTACCCCAGCAATAGGCAGAGCGTCGGAAGCGTTTTCAGACCTGGCCAGTAAGCATCCGCTCCTAGTCGGCACTACCGTCCTGGCGACAACGGCACTCGGCGCACTCGCTGGCGCTGCTGGCCTGGCGTCGATGACGATGGGCGGTAATGCAGTTGGTGGCGGTGCCATCGGTCGCGCCGCGACATGGGCGGCAACAAGCAGCGTGGCCAGCAAAGTGCTTCGCGCCGGTAAGGTCGGTAGCATCGCTGGCGTCGGTGCAATGGCCGGCGATTGGGCGCTGGAAAAGGCGTTCGGCGAGGAATCAGCAATGAGCCGGTACGGCTCCAGCGCATTGAATGGCGCTGCCTTGGGCGCGACTATCGGCAGTATCGTGCCGGTCCTTGGCACTGGCGTCGGTGCAGCAGTCGGCGGCCTTGGTGGCCTCGCCTGGGAAGGCATGAAAGACCTCTTGAAAGGCGGCGAGCAAAAGCCGGTCGACGTGAATGCACGCATGACTGTCGGGCTCGCTCCTGGTCTCGTTCTGCAAAATCAGTCGATCCAGGCCAACGGGGCGAACATCCAGTTCAATACCGGTAACGTCTGGAACGGAGCGCCGCGATGAACTACGTCGACCGTATGGCCACGGCCAACTGGCGCGGCTTCGATTTCCTGTCGGATGGCCACGCGGCAAAAGGTGGCCGGCGTCTGGCCATCAACGAATTCCCTGGTGCGGAGCAACCGCTGGTCAAGGACATGGGCGGCAAGGCATGGGATTACAAGCTCAATGCCTATTTCATCGGCCAAGACTATGACCTGGAGCGAAACGGCTTTCTCGAAAAACTGAACACGCCCGGCGCTGATTGGCTGTTGCATCCCTGGCTTGGCTGGATTTGGGTACGCGTGCGAGATTGGGATGTTGCCGAAACCAACGACAAGGGCGGCTATTGCACGGTTGCCATTGAGTTTGTTCCTGGCGGCGAACAGCCGTACGTTGTCGCCGCCGATAAGGTTGATGTCGCCATCGACAAGACACACCAGTTGTCCGATGCCGCCGAAGCCGACTTCAGCCTGGAGCCCATGAGCGCCGATGGCATGACCTCTTTTATTGCCGCAGTGAGTCAGCAGCTTGAGGGCGTGCGCAATTTGATCTCGCTGGCCAAGCTGCCGCTAACCTGGGCGAATCAGGTCATGGGAGTGATCAACGGTATCAAGGGCGACATCAATACGCTGATGGCCATCCCGCAGCAGTACGCCAATATGCTGCGCGGCTTTGCCGATCTGTTCGGCAGTGTCGACACCGACGACCTGGATGCCACGTCGCGCCCGCGTGTCGTCACTCGCCTGGCCAGCATGGCCACGACGCCCAGGATTCCAGAACTGACCGGCGTGGCCGCGACTGATGGGGCGGTTATCCGTAACCTGGTGCGTGAGTCCGACTTGCGTAGCCGGCTCCTGGTCAGCGCAACCGCCCAGGTGGCTATTGCTGAATACAAGACCGAGGAAGATCGCGATGCTGTGCTGACCAGCACCGTAAATGCTATCGATACCTTGTTGCCTAACTTGCCTGATCCCGTCTTCCAGGCCGCTGTATCGGTTCGTACGGCGGTCATGGAAGCGCTGATGGTGCAAGACCTCAAGCCCGCTGTGGTGCGTGATGTCGTCAAGTCGTTGCCGGCTGTCGTATTGGCCTATCGGCTCCAGATTGACGAAGACGTTTTTCTGGCGCGCAACAAGGTGCGTCATCCGCTGTTTGTGAAGGGGGAAATCAATGGATGAGGCAATTGCCGAGCTGCGATTCAATGGCCAGCGCTACGGCTTTTGGCAGCACGTCGACATCCGTACTTCGGTCGACGATCTGTGCGCAAGCGTCGAGCTGGCCATCACACGCCCAGGCGACGGCAGCAGCAACCCGCTCGGCCTGGACGCCAACACTGTCGCCGAGGTCATGATGGGGAGCGATTTGCTCACCACCGTGCGGCCCGACGTGCTGCGCCGCCTGGTCGACAAGACCAGTCACCGGATATCGATCCAGGCACGCTCCCTGGGGCGCGAGCTGGTCGATTGCCAGTATTCGAAAACAATGTCCGGGCTCAAGCTGGGCGACATTGTGAAGCGTCTTTGCGAGACGTTTAAAGTGCCTGTAATCATCGATGCCGAAACAACCGTGGTGCCGAGCTTTTCGATGCAATGCGAAGTGCCGGCCAATGCGCTTATCAATGCCGTGAGAGCGGCCAATCTGTTGCTTTACCCGTTGCCTTCAGGTGGCCTGATCCTGACTCAGCCGACCGCCGCCGCGCCGGTGGCCACGCTGCAATACGGCGTGAATATTGCGCGCTATGAGGTGGTGGACGAGTTCAAATTGCGGTTCTCCGATTATGTGATCAAGAGTTTCGATTACAGCAGCGACCATTCTTTGAAGGGCAGCATCAAAGACGCGGGCATTCATTTTTTCAGGCCGATGCACATCGTCGCAGACCGGTATAGCAGCAGTATCGGCGGCGTCGAGCGGCGCGCAACGCTGGAACGCAATCGCCGCCTTGCCCGAGCCCATCGCATCGATCTGGAGGTGCCGGGATGGCGTTACCTGGACAGCGACGGCCTCTATAAGCCTTGGGCCATCAATACGCAGGTGCGCGTGATCATTCCCGAAGAAGACATCAACGACGTGTTCCTGGTCGGCGAGCTGCGGCGCTCCTATGACGATAAAGGCGCGGATATGGCGCATCTCCAGGTCATGCGCCGGGACGCGTTCATGGGCGAAGAGAAGAAAAAGACAAAACGCGGTACGGGCGTCAAAGGCGTGAAAGGGACCAGCAAATGAGCGATCAGGTATGGGCGCGGGTGCAATTGATGGTTGCGCAAGGCAATGTCACGCTGGGCGGTGCCGAAAAAATACAAGTCGAAGTGCTGGATGGCGAGCCGCTGGACAACATCAAGCGCGTCGAGCCGTATGGTTTTTCCTATCGGCCAAAACCGGGCAGCCAGGCGCACCTGGTGTTTCCCTCTGGCGACCGGTCCTATGGCGTTGCGCTGATCGTGGGCGACAAGCGTTATCAGATGGACCTCCAGGAGGGTGAGGTTGCGATACACGATGACGAAGGCAATTTCATGCAGTTGAAGCGCGGCGGCACGATCCTGGCCAAGGCTGCAACCGAGGTCATCGCGGAGACGCCGTTATTCAAGACGACCGGCGATGCGCAGATAGGCGGCAATCTGGAGGTCATGGGACAAACCACCTCCGCAGCCGGCTACTACGGTGCTGCTGGCGGCATGGCGGAAATGAAGGGCGGCGCGGATGTGACAGGCGGTTTCAAGGTCAATGGCAAGGATGTGAGCGATGGCCACACTCATACCAGCACTGCACCAGGTACGCCGACATCAAAGGTGAATTGACATGCTCAAACTCATACGAAAAGACGATGGCAGCTTTGACCTGGCCTACGATGATCCGGCATTGCAAGATGCGGATGCAGCGGTGGCCACGGTCATCTATGCGGAGCTGTACACCGATGCGGAAGCGCCGGTCGATCGCGCACCTGATCGCTTCAACCGGCGCGGCTATTGGGCCGACGCTGCGGCTGGTAGCGGTTTGTGGCACGTCCGCCGCCAGCCGCTGACCGACAAGGCCAGGCGCGAGACGCTGAACATTTTCGAGACGCGATTGAAGAACCTCGATCCGGCCTTTACCGATGTCGTTATCCAGGAGGTCACCGTACCCGACCCATCGGGAAATGTTTCCAGCGTTTTTGTTCAAGTCACCGGCTCACATAATAGCGTGAAATTCATTGTGCGAGCCCCTCTGTGACCAAGTACGTCCGCCCCAGTTACGAAGAATTAGAAGCCCGCATTGAAGCCGACCTGGCCGCAATGCCGGCTGTACTGCGCGTACCTCTTTCTCAGTCCTGGGCGCGAGGCAATCACAGCGCGCACGGCCATCTCGATTGGATCGCAGACCAATGCTCGCCGCTCACTTGCGAGCTGGAACGTCTCTACGATTGGGCAGCACTCTACAACGTGCCACGCCTCGATGCGACTTACGCTATCGGGTTCGTCCTGGCCACAGGAACAATCGAGACGCCCCTACTCGCCGGGACGCAGCTTCGCGGCCAATCGAACGGACTCGATTATGCGGTGCTGGAAGCCGTCCAACTCACTGCCAATCCGACGCCGGTACATGTCCGCTGCCTGACTACTGGAACAGAGGGCAATTTGATTGCCGGCCAGGTGCTAACGCTGATTGACCCTGTACCAGGTTGTTCCAATACATTGACCATAGACGGCAATGGCATCACTGGTGGCGCTCCTGATGAGCTGGTCGACGACTGGCGGGCGCGAGTCTGCGATGAATGGCAGGTTGTCGTAACCGATGGCGCTCGTTCTGGCCGGCCAGCCGATTATCGATTCTGGGCTCGCAGTGCGCATCCTTCCGTCACGACAGCCCTGGTGCAGCTTCACACCTTGGGCCTGGGAACAGTGATTGTCCGTCCGATCTGCAATGGTCTGGCCGACCGGTTGCCGACTCAGGCAATCCTCGACGCCATTGCGGCCAAACTGGCGACTGTTGCGCCGGCCACGGCTGACTGGCGCGTTGTCGCACCGCTCAAGCGGCAAGTCGTTATTGGCATTGATCTCTTGCCGACTGCCGACACTGCGCAGAATCGTGCTGCGATCACTGCCGCAGAAAACGCCGCCGTGCTGGCCGAAACCAGCGAGACAGCCGTGTTGGGCTTGGCCGAGATCGATGCCGCCGCCGCAACCGTCACAACGCAATACACCCGCCTGTACCCACTCGCCGATATCGCCGTAGCTGCGGGCGAAGTGCTGGTGCTGTCGCCGATTGAGTGGGCATGAAGATCAAAATTCACTCGCCTCGCGAGTTTGCTGACGCCCTCAAGGCGTTATTGCCCGAGGGCGATGCCTGGGTATGGGCGGAAGGCAGTACAGGCGACGACATCATGCTGGCCACGGCGCAGGAGCTGGCCAGGATCGATGCTGATGCCCAGGACATCCTGGATCAGGCCATCGAGATACATCGCCCAAAGGCGGCAAGCTGGCACATTGACGAATACAGGCGTATTGCGAGCGAGGCCATTGCTGGAACGGCTGAAACGATGCCGCGCCGGATCGCCGTTATCGGTTCCCACATTGGAGATCGCCTCTGGAGCCACGATGCCCCTGAAGAGACGTTCCCGATTGACCTGCTCCAGGTTGAGCACCTTTTCGGCCCGGCCCGTATCGGTAGCCATATCGGCGACGGGCTATGGGGCCATCGCAGCCGCTACATCATCCGCGTGCGCTATTACCGCTCGGTGGTTGATCCCAAGCCGCTTTGGGATGCACTATCCGCGTTTAAGCAAGCACACGTTTTTTTATGGTTTGAAGATATTTCAGGAGCTGGGGGACAGTATGGACAGAATTAACGGCGCAGGGCATGTCAACCACCGTTTTGTGGCGGAGAACAGCGATACGAACACGCCGCCAACGGAATTTACAGCGGACTGGTTCAACGGCGTCCAGGAGGAGCTGATAGGGATTTTGGAAGCGTTGGGAATCGTTCCAAGCGTCGGCGACAACACGCAGGTGCGAAAAGCTATTGAGCGGATGATTGAAGCGCGGCGAAGCACGACACTTGCTGATGTCGGCATTGCAAATGCCTACGCAGCCGTGAACCCGTATCCACTCACCGCCCAGCCCGCGCATGGCTACATCCAACGGGTTGCGATTGCTACAGATAACACTGGCCCGTCCACATATGCGCCGGACGGCATCGACGTGCGCCCGATCTTTGGACGTGGCCTTCTGGCGCTGCAAGGTGGAGAGTTGCTGGCCAAGGGGGTCGCCACGTTCGTTTTCATAATTTCGCCGACGTTGAATGGTGGAAATGGCGCATGGGTACTCGTATCCTCGTCCAGCGGGGCGCAGCAGGTCTCGCCTGCTGTGAAATCCACGCACGCTGTGCAGTTTGCGCAGCTCCTGGCCGCCGTAGGAAGTGCCGGTGCAGTTACAGGCCGCAACAAGCTGATCAACGGCAGCGCGCAGATATCCTCACGCGTAGCACCATCGCTAACCACGGCTGCACAGTATGGGCAAGTGGACTTGTACGCGGGTTGGGCATCTGGCGGAGCGGTGACAGCGGGAACGCTGAGCCAGGATACCGCCGCGCCCGTTGGCCGCACCGGTCTGGCCATCAAGATGGCAGGCGTAACGCTAACGGGAGCTGGCCAGCTTTCACTGCGCTACCGGATGGAAGCTGCTGACGCGGTAAAGCTGAAAAATCAGATAGCGACGCTGCAGTTGCGGGTTCAGCATGATGTCGGCGCGGCGGTTCCTTACACCGTGGTTCTGCGCAAACCGAACGCCAGCGACGTATTTTCTTCCTCCGCAGTTATCGCTACCAGCGGCTCCGTCGCTGTTCCTTCCGGCCAGGGCATCTTACTGAAACCTTGGACTGACGGCATTGCGCTCGGCGATTGTTCTAACGGGCTTGAGGTGGAGGTGCAGATAGCGTGCGGTGCGGTAGCTCTAAAGAATTTTTGGTTCGCCGAATTACAACTGGAAGAGGGAACAATTCCAACCTCATTCGAATTTAAGTCAAGGGCGAGTGAACTGAGCGACGTCCAGCGCTACGTTCTTGTGGTTAACGCAAACGCGCTTCTCCTTTCATCCCAAGTGCCAGCCGCGACGTCGCAAGCTGGGACCATGCAATGCGACTTCCCATGCGAAATGCGGGCCACCCCATCTATTCCTGCTATTGCTTGGTCTTTGGTTCAGGCCCAGACGCCCGTGCTGGCGTCTGCGGGCAATCGCATGCTGCGTTATTCGGTGTTGAGTACAACCAACGGTTCTGTCAATGCCTACAACAACACAACGTTTGTCATTTCAGCGGAGCTATAGCATGTATCAAAAATATGTCACCCCAGGATTTATCGTGCGCCTGTCCGATGGCATGCTGATACCCTCGGATTCGGGTAATTCCGACTATCAGGCCGTGCAGGCATGGCTGGCGAACGGCAACCAGTTGGAGCCGGCCTTGCCTGCGTCCGACCTGAATTCGGGAGCTGTGCAATGA